CGTTCGTTTTCGTACCCGCCGTGCGGTAAATGTCATCCACGGTCATACGTGACGGCGTACCAAAACGCAGATTCGACTTCGGCGTGCCCAGGCCGCGCGCCTTCAAATTGACGACACGGGAAATATCGGCACCGTCACGAATCGCACGCGCCTCAATACGGCCAAACGTTTTCTCCTGCGCCTGAGCCGACAACGAATTGAAGGCCGCAAACGGATCAGTAGTCAAATCGCCGGCAATGTTTTCCGACGCGGGAATGTGTCGGCAGTCACAGCGCGGGTGTCGTTGAAAGCCCTGATTCCAGCGGAACCATTTACCAGCCAAAATGATGCATCGTGAACACGACGGAGCATTCAACATGCGCGTGTAACCCGACAATGTGGGGCGTTGTGCAATGTCCGCACCAACCACAGCGCGCCCCGTGTCCGCCATGACGGTGAGCAGCACGCCCGACAGCCACGTGCCCGCCGCCTCCCGTGCCGCTAACGGCGTAGCACCGCGCGCCACAGCCATTCGCGCCTGAACAACTGTGCCGTCCAGTAACGAACCCATGTTGCGTCCGTCAGGCGCATCCCGCACAAACGCGGCAGGCACCAACACGCCGGCAGGCACGGCCACCTGGTTTGTTTCCGCCAACACTGCCGGCGTGTAATCCACCGACGATGTCGCCGCGGCCATACGGCCCAACGTGACAACCTCCAACAGCGGCGTTCGAACCTCTGCCCACCCCGGCGCGAAATCATCCCCCACACGCCGCCACAGCTTGCCCGCCGCCGCGACAGTGGCAGCCGCTATCTGCTGCTGCTGCCGGTAGTAGTTATCCGCCGACTGGAGGGTTGACAATGTTCTGCAACTCGCGTGTGGCCGCTGCTATCTGCGGGTCGATCAGTTCAGCCTCACGCATCGCCAAAATACGTTCCACCTCAGACGGAGACATTCCGTCCAACTCCATGATGTATTCCAGCGGATACCCGATTGCCTTCTTTTTTGAGAGGGCGTCAGCCTTCTGCGCCTCCGAATGGATCGCCGGGTTTGCCCACGCCATTTCGCTCAACCGGACAAGGTTCGCCAACGGTCGATCGCCCATCACGAGTGCATTCAATCGGTGAATTTTGCGCATTGCCGGGGTTGCGTGTTCCTGGAACTCCAACACCTTTTTGGTCAGCCCGGTTTCTGACGCGGTCAACCCGTCAGAGGACACGTTCGACATGCCCGTTTTGCTCACAAGGTATGTGGGCGGTGTGCGGGTTTGCGACGCGATGTGCCCAACGGCCACGTCGATGACATCGGTGAACACGTCAAGTCGTGCCGCATCCCACTGCGAAATTTTCGCGTCAGCACCGGTCAAATACAGGAGCCGCTTTTCAGCCAGGTCTGCAATAGCAATCGGCTTCTCGCCAATCTTCTTCCCCGCCTCATCAAGAATGGGAATCATCGGCGGGCCTTGCCCCGTCACAACGCGGGCAGGCATTGACGCGTAATCGGCGGCAACGAACAGGTACGCCCAGAACAGGTTGATGCCGTCCTGCATGGGAATGACACCCTCAATTTCGGAAATGGGGTCACCCGCCAAAATGGGACGGTTCGGCACTTCCACGACCGGCACTTCACCGAGAGGGTTGAACACCGGCCATGTGTCATCAGTTGCCGGTTGGCGTTTGATCCACCCGCCCTGCGGTTTGCCGAAAACACGATCCTGTTGAGCCTGCGACAACTCCAACAGTGAATGGTTGGTGCTGCGTGGTCGCTCAAACTTCCACACCTCAACGTCCGTGTACAGCGTTGCGTATTCTTCGTCGCCGTCCACCCAAGTTTTCAAAGCCGCAATAACGCGACGCGGGTTCTCCGGGTCAACCTCCACCTCAACACTTGACGAGTGCTCCCACGTGTTCATCGGGTTGCCGTCATCGTCGCCCCACACGATCACAAACGATCGCGCGGTCGTCAAAGTGGAAACGAACCCTTGAGATGACTGCATCTCCATGTCGTTTAGCCGCCACTGCTCCCACAACAGATTTGCCGCCGCATCGTTGCCACTGATCTTGATACCCGTGTGACGGATACGCTCAGCCTCAACATCAACCACCGGACGACACCAGTTATCCGAAAACCCGTCATAGCGGGCCGCGTTAGCCTTCCGCCACTCCGCAGTAGCAAACGACAAAGGCTGCCTGCCTGAGTAATAATCCTCAAGCTTTTGCACACCGGCACGCCGACCGTTTAGCCGCTCATAAATGCGGTTCACCAGCCTGAGAGCTTCAATGGAATCCAAAGGAACCTCCAGGGGTTAGAAATACACGTACTCATCCTCCGCCGGCGAATAACCGGCAGCAATAACATCACTCGCAGCCTCATGCGCGAGAACAGAACTCATCGCCAAGTCAATTTTTTGAGACTCGGACGCTTTGAAAATTAGGTACGCCGGATATGGCGTGCGTGCCACCTCAACAGCGTTTCGAATATGTGTAGAAACTTGCTCGTCACCGTCATGCGTGAACGTGGACTCATGCAACATGACATCCGTTTTCATCCGCTCCAGTGCGGCGTGCATTTGCTTAGGCCGGTACGTTTCCCACCGAAACACCCGTTTCGGATAGCGCGCTTCCAACCCGTCAATTTCCGACTGCCAATACGGGGGATCGCAATATGCGCGCACCACATCAAACCGGGCAAACAGTTCATCGAACGCGGCCATAACCTCACCACGCGGCACCCGATTGTTCGTCAACCGTGGATCCCAAATTGTGGGCCTGCCGTCGTGATAGGTGGGCGTGAACTGGTAGCCGTCTAACGTCTCCGCTCGAATGCCCGTCCAGTCATCCACATCCGACCCGTCAAATCCGAGCACGATCGACGTGCCCGCCTCCACCACACGCGCACCCGCCTTCGGCACGCGCGAATCCCACACGCCAGCATCCAGCCACGCACCCGACCCGGCAACAACACGATTGCCGAAAAACCGTTCCGCCTCAGCCCGATCCTTCTGGATCATCTCCGACGCTTCCGCCTCAATCGCCGCAACAGACACCCACGGTGCCGCCGCATAGTTGAACAGAAAGATTTTGTGCCTGTCACGCTTATTGCCAAACGACAGATTCGCGGGCGGCGTTTTGAAGTCTTTGTTGATGTCAGCTGCGGCAGCCTCAAACGTGCGCTGCGCCACCGAATCCTGAGCCGGATCCCATGCGTTCGTCGTCTCAATCGCACGACCACCCATACCAGCCAAACCGCGCCGTTGCGTGTTCGCCAACTTATGCCCACCGTTGGCCTTCACCCACAAACCCGTCTCATCCTGCGGGGCAAACGTCACCCGCTGACCAAGACGCGAATTCGCTTTAGAGGTCACAACGTCAATACGGCCACCACCAGGCAGACGAATGAACTCCTCGCCGGTATGCGGAATCAGCTCCGACAGCGGGCCAAGCTCAATCATGGGCCGCAACGCGCCGTACGTGTTGTCCGTCTGATCCTCAGACGTTGCCGTGATCTGAATGAGCGGAGTGGCCCACGGTCGGCCCATCGGCTCACCAGGCTCATACTCGTAAACCCACCCGCAGCCACAACCAAACTCACGACAATCATGCGTTTCACCACCCAGCGCGAACCCGTCAAACAAGACGGGGCCGACACCCTCAGCACACACAAACGCCGCAACCAGCGGAGACTTGCCCCACTTCTGCGCCCGCACCAACTGAGAACGGCGAAACACGAACGCCTCAGCCCTCTGCCCCACCAACGCGGTCGGCGTCACCATGTAATGGTTGCCAACAAACGCGAGCTGATCATCACCCAACCGAAACGGCGTACCACGATGATCCCCGTCAGGGATTACGCAATGCGCCTCAATCCACTCAGGCACCACAGACAGAGGCTCATTCGGCACTGACAGCCTTCAACCGTGACCGTGCCGACGTAGCAACCTTCACCGCAGGCCGACGAGCCGCCACCTCATCCTCCGAAAACTTCCAATGAAACGAAGTCATCCCCGGCAACGACAAACCCAACTCGCCCTCCATGCGCAGAACGGCAGTCTTCAACCCCGACACCGCACCCGCCTCAGTCGACTCCAAAAACGCGCGCACATACGCGGCAAGCTGATACTTCATACCCAACTTGTCCCACATCACCGCCTGCGGCTTACGCCACAACTCAACCCACAACTCAACCTCAGCACCAAGAGCAGCCGACAAAGGGAAGTCAGGCACCACGCCAGTGAAACCCTCCACCGGCAACGTCACCCAATCCTTCGCCCCCGACCGAAACGAACCCGGATCAGGCGCAGGCCCAGAACGCAAACGCGCACCACCACTAGTCATCACACATCTCTTTCCTCACCATTGCGGTGGCACCATTGCGGCACATCGGACGAACAAACATTCGAAAAAGGGTTCTCGAGCAGGGGAAGCAAAAACGTTTGAACACGCGGCGGAGAAAGTTGACC